GGCGTGCTCGGGTGGGGCGTGGCTGCCGTACCGGCACCTGGTGCACACGTCGGAACGCATCGTCGCCATGATCGAAGACGACGCCTGCGACTGCCTGCTGGTGGAAGAGCCGGTGCGGCACGGCAAGAGCCTGTTGTGCTCGCGCTGGACGCCGGCGTGGTACGTGATCCGCTACCAGCGGCCGGTGCTGCTCGCCAGCTACGAAGGCGACTTCGCGGCGACGCACGGCGGGGCGGCGCGTTCCATCATGGAGATGCACGGGCCCCGCTTCGGGGTGCGCGTCGATCCCGGTTCGGCGGCGAAGCATCGGTGGGAAGTGCTGGGCGCCGACGCCGGGATGCAATGCGCCGGCGCCGGCGGTGCCATCACCGGCAAGGGCGGCGGGCTGCTCATCGTGGACGACCCGATCAAGAACCGCGAGCAGGCCGAGTCGGCGGCTGAACGGGATCACCAGTGGGAGTGGTGGGAGTCGGTGTGGCTCACCCGGCGGGAGCCGAAGGCGAAGATGCTCGTGATCATGTCGCGGTGGAACCACGACGATCTGGTCGGCCGGCTCGTGCAGAATCCCGGCGCTCTGCGGATCGAACGCATCCGCATGCCGGCCATCGCCGAGGATGACGAGCCCGACCCGTTGGGGCGCGTCCCGGGCCAAGCGCTGTGCCCGGAGCGCTACGACGAGGTAGCCCTCGCCGGCATCCGCGTCGACGTCGGGCCGCACGCCTGGAACTCGTTGTATCAGCAACGACCGACGCCGCTGGGCGGCGGCAAGTTCCGCCGGTCGTCGTTCCGCTACTGGACGTCGACCACCAGCAACGACCAGACGTGGTACCAGCTCGGCGACGAGCTGGTCGACGGGCGCGACTGTTGGCGGTTCGCCACCATGGACCCGGCGTTCACCCGCACCAAGGCGTCGGACTTCACGGTGATGGCGGTGTGGGCGGTGGCGCCCACCGATCCGCCGTCGCTCATCCTGTTGGACCGGGCCCGCATCCGTGTCGAAGCGGCTGAGCACGCCCCGATGATCGAAGACTTGTGGGGCCGGTGGCGGCCGGCGTGGGTCGGTATCGAGCGCACCACGGCCACGCTGTCGTTGCTGTCCGACGTGCAACGCCACGGCGTCGTCATCCGCGAGCTGCGCCCCGACCGCAACAAGGTGGCTCGGGCCGAGACGGCGGTGGCGATGATGGAAGCCGGGCGTGTCTGGTTCCCGCGGGCGGCGCCGTGGCTGGCCGAATGGGAAGCGGAGCTGTTGGAGTTCCCCGTCGGCGCTCACGACGATCAGGTCGACGTCCTGTCGTACGCCGCCATCGAGCTGGCCCGCTCCACCATCCGTCCCCGCCATCACAAGACGCTGCCGACCTCGCGTGAAGAGCGGTGTTGGGCGGCGCTGCGCGACCGCGAGAAGGCCAGTCGGTACCACCCGATCTACGGAGCGATGCCATGAAAGGACCGCTATGGCTGCCATGACGCAACACCCGAACTCGCGCGGCATCCCCACCGTTGTGGGCAACCTCGTGCCGGTCCTCGGCAGCGTGTCGCCGCCCACGTTCAAGGTCGGTGTCGTCGGCACCGCTCGCATCAAGTGCCGCAACGTGGCGTTCGGATCGAGGTTCCAGATCAACGGGGTCGATGACGCGTCGGTCCAATGGCTGTCGCCCTCCACCCTCATCGTCACCTACACGCCGGCGTCGGTCGCGGTGCAGGAGGGGCAAGTCATCACGCCCGACGGACTGACCTCCAACAAAGTGAAGATCTATTGCGTCGCGTGAAAGGACAGTCATGAGCGACATCGAATCCGACTACACGTGGGTGGCCGCCGACCACCTGACCCCGTTCCCGGCGGGCGTGAAGATCGCTCCCAACGGGATGGTGGCGGTCCGCAACGACGGCACGCCCGTCGACCCGCAGCCCGACCATCCGTCGTACCCGTCTCAGCAGAAGGGCCAGTGATGGCGAAGGAAGAGACCCCCGTCCAAGAGCCCGACACGCCGCCGCACGAGCCCGACACGTCAGCCATGTCGGACTTCGACGTGTTCGCCACGTGGGTGCCCGAAGAGACGCCCATCAACATGGTCCCGTCTCAGTGGACGAACGCGGTGGCCAAGGCCCGTTCGGCGCGCCGCGACGACGCCGACAAGGGCGACGCCGACGAGGCGGCCGCCGCCATCAAGGAGCTGTTCCCCGACGCGCCGAAGGCCGACCTGGCGAAGCTGTTGAAGCCGCCCACCGACGAGCCGGCGCCCAAGCCGTCCGAGAAGCCGGATAAGAAGCCGGCGGCCTGATGCAGACCCGCGACCGGTGGCCTGTCGGTGTGGTGCGCGGCGGTGATTTCATGACCGGCCGCTACGAGATAGCGCCCGGTGAGCAGATCATCGACTGCGACACCGACCTGGACTCGCTGCCGGCGTGGGGACTGTTGTGTCTGCACGAGCAGTCCGTGCGCGACATGGTGAAGGCCCTCGGCTGGAAGCTGCACGACCCGAAGCTCGTCAACCGGGTGTTCCGGCTGCGCGAGCAGGTCGGCATGCTGCGGGAAGAGAACCGAGTGCTGCGCCAGGCCCTCGCTACCATCGTCGGCGAGCCGACCGACATTCCCGAGACGCCGGTCATCGAAGAGGAAACGGCGTCGGTATGAACGGGGCCCTGCTCGTGCTCGTCGCCATCGTCACGGTCACGTTGGCGGCCGTCCTCGTCATGCACATGCAGATGGCGGCGGCCGACCGGCGCGAGTGGGCGGAGGAACGCCGGGCCCTCGTGGACCGCGCCATCGCCGCCCACGCCGGCGAGATTGTGGCGTTGGACCGGGCGTCCAACGGCGGCCGGGTGCGTGAAGAGCGCGAGCAGATCAACATCGAAGGGCTGTCGTGAGCACGCCGGCCAGCGACCTCCAGCCGCGCTCGAACGGCAACGGCACCGCCCGCGAGACGTCGGGCATCCGCTACGACGCCAAACGGATACGCGACCTGTGGGAGAAGGGGACACGGTCCACGCGCTACGAGCGCCAGCAGGCGGCCGTCAACCACTCGTTCCTGTCGAACCGCCAGTGGGTGTACTGGTCGAGCCAGAGCCAACGGCTCGAAGAGGTACCCCGCAACCCGGCCCGCACCCGGGCCACCGTCCCGCGGATCGGGCCCGACAGCCGGCGGATCATCTCCAAGCTGATGCGGCGCCAAATGCAGTTCGACGTCCCGCCGACCACGCCCGACGATGCCGCCATCCGAGCGTCGCGCATCGGCGAGGCGGCGCTGGTGGAAGCGCAACGGGCCCACGACTGGGAACGGGTCCGCAACGAGCACGCGTGGCTCACGTGGGAAGCCGGCATCGGCGGTCTGTGCATCGACTGGGATTGGACGGCGGGCACGGCCGTGTCGACCGATGACCGGGGCCGGTCCATCGGTACGGGCGACGTCTCCATCTCGGCGGTGTCGTTGCACGAGATGTGCTGCGAGCCCGGCACCCGCGAAATCGAACAGGCCCGCTGGTGGATTCGCGGTGTCGCCCTGCCACCGGCCGACGTGCAAGCCATGTTCAACCTCCAGTCCGAGCCGAAGGCCGACGCCCGCGCCATCGACCTGGTGTGGCGACTGGCCGACGGCCGTTCCGATCCCGGCGCCATCAACCCGTTGACGATGGTGCTCACCTACTACGGGCGGCCGGTCGGCAAGGACAAGGGTGGCGTCGCCATCGTCGTCAACGACAAGGTGGTGGAGCAGGACGACTGGCCGTTCCCGTTCGAGGACCGCTTGAACCTGGCGGTGTCGCGGGTGACACCGATCCACGGCCGATGGGTGGGACTCACCCCGGTGTCGGACGCCGTCATGGTGCAGGCCCTCTACAACGCGTCGTGGTCGTCCATCGTGGAGCACTTGAAGCTGGCCGGCAACGCCCGCCTGTTCGTGCCCATGGGGTCGATTGACGACGTCGAGGACATCACCGACACGCCCGGCGAAGTCATCGAGTACAACCCGATCAACGGCCAGCGGCCCGGCTACGAGGCGCCGCCGGTGATGCCCGACTGGTGGATTCGGATGCCCGACACGTTGGGCGCCGCCCTGGACGACATCATCGGCATCCACGACGTCAGCCGCGGCGAGGCGCCCGCCAACCTCCAGTCCGGTGTGGCGCTGTCGATCCTCGCCGAATCCGACGACACCCCCGTCGGCGCCTTCGCCAAGGAGCTGGGCGAGTGCTGGGGTCGGGCGGCGTCGATGGTGTTGAAGCTGTGGGAAGCGAACGTGCGCGAGACGCGCACGTCCACGGCGATGATGCCCGGCGGGCTGCCTGAGGTCATCGAGTGGTCGGGCAAGGACTTGATCGGCCAGACCACCGCCATCGTCCCGCTCGACTCGGTGATGCCGCGCTCGCGCGCCGCCCAGGCGGCGTACGCCCTCCAGCTCTACGACCGGCAAATCTTGAAGACGCCGAGCGAGCTGGCCAAGGTCGCCGACCTGCCCGACCAGGACGACCTGTTGGCCGCCATCGACACCGACACGGCCCGGGCGCAGCGGGAGAACTTCCGCATGGCCGCCGGCGAGCACCGCACCGTCGACCAGACCGACGACCACGCCAACCACTTGCGGGTGCACCGCGACTTCGTGCGGTCCGAACGGTACGAGTACCTGCCGCCGCCGGTGCAGGAAATCATCCAGAAGCACATGCAGGCCCACGAGATGTACGCGGCCGACCAGGGCGCGGCCCAGACCACGGCGGCGTCGGTGTCGCCGCTGGCCGCCGCGCTGCCCACGGTGGCTACCCAACCGATCACCCCCGAAGGGGCCATGTCGGCGCAGCCGTTGTCCGATATGGCGCCGTCGGCGACGCCGGGACTCACTCACGCCGGGCAACTGGTCGGACCGCCCGGCGGATCACCCGTGCCCGGCACCGGCGGTCCGGCGCCGGCCATGCCACCGGCCGCGCCGCCGCCGTCGATGGGTGAACCGGGCGAACCACCAGAGACACCCGGCCAAGAGGCCGGCGAGGGACCAGAGGCACCAGGAACATGAGCACCATCGACACCGGCGCCGGCAACGGCGCCGCCCCGCCCGCCGCACCGGAAGCCGCGCCGCCCGCCGCCCCGGCCGCGCCGGCTTCGGCGCCGGCCGATGACATCTTCGCGGAGCTGCCCGCCGATCAACCCATCTTCGATCGCGGCTGGGTCGACAAGGTTCGCCGTGAAGGCCAGCGCTACCGGGAGGAAGCCCGGACGACGGCCGAGAAGTTGGGGAGCTACGACTCGGTGTTCGGCGGCTACGACGACGCCGACCGTCAGGTGTGGTTCAACCTCGCCCAGACGTGGGCGACTGATCCGTTGCGAGCGGCGCAGATGATGGGCGCCATCGCCAACTCCGTCCTCGGCGTCGACGGCTCGGGGCCCGGGGACGGTGGTTCTGGTGCCGGCGCCGGCGCCCCTGACGCCGGCACCGGAACCGTCGATGACGGCGAGCTGACCCCGCAACGGGTGCAGCAGATGATCGCCGAAGCCCTCGGCGCCGAACAGGCCCAGCGCATGCAGGCGGAGCAGCAACGCGCCGAACAGGCCGCCATCAACGAGGTCTACGAAGACGTGCGCAGGGCCGGCTACGACCCCCAGTCGATGGAGGGGTTCATGGTGCTGTGGCTGGCCAACAACTCGACCGGTGGCGACATCGCCGCCGCCGCCAAGGCCCTCGGCGACTACCGCCAGGGGATCGTGGACGAGTACGTGTCGGGTCGGAAGTCGGGGGTCACCCCGATGCCGGCGGCCGGCGGTTCGCCGCCCGCTCCCGGCGTAGTGGAAATCAAGAACTTGAACGACGCCCGCAAAGCGGCTGACGCCTATCTGCGGTCGGTCATCGAGTCGTAGGTGCGGAGCCTGGTGCTCGACCGCTGACACAACCTGAGGGTGCGGAGCCTGGTGCTCGACCCGCCCCGCCTCACAAGTGGTGCGGAGCCTGGTGCTCGACCGGCTGTGCGGCTTCCCACGTCACTGTGACCAAGGAGGCCGGCGCTCATGCCCGGACAAGGACTTACCCGTGCAAACGCGGATGCCGTGATGAAGGAGTTCTACCTCCCCGGCATTCGCAACACCCTCAACTACGAGGTCTTCATGCTGTCGCAGGTCGAAGCGAACAGCGAAGACATCGAAGGCCGCCGCGCCGTGCTGTCGGTGCGGACGAGCCGCAACTCCGGTGTCGGCGCCCGCGCCGAGATGGGCACCCTGCCCACCGCCGGGGTGCAGGGCTACAGCGAGGAACGCGTCCCGCTGAAATACAACTACGGCCGCATCCTCATCTCGGGCCCGATGATGAAGTCGATGGGCTCGGACCGGGGCTCGTTCACACGTGCGCTCCAGTCCGAAACCGAAGGCGTCACCCGGGACTTGAAGAACGACGTCAACCGGCAGATATTCGGCACGTCCGACGGTGTCATCGCCTGGCTCCAGGCGGGCGCCTCCACCAACACCGGGACGTTGACGGCCGCGTTCAACACGCCGACGGTGCTCCAGCAGCTCCAGGTCGGCATGGTGATCGACATCGGCACGACGGCCGCCCCGACGGCGACGGCGGCGGGCCGGACGATCACCGCCGTCAACCAGGCGGCCGGCACGTTCACGTTCTCCGGTGCGGCCGTGACGATCAACGCCAACGACAAGGTGTTCCGGGCCGGGCTCGCGGCACCGACCACCGGCTCCACGCAGCAGGAAATCACCGGCCTGCAAACGCAGATCGCCGCCACCGGCGCCCTGTGGAACATCGACCCGGCCACGGTCGGACCGTCGTGGGCGGCGTACGTGGACTCGACCGGTGGCGCCGTGTCCGAGAAGGCGTTCATCAAGGCGCAGCAGCAGATCATGATCAACTCGGGTCAGGAAGTGAACCTGTGGGTGACCGACGCCGGCACTCACCGCAACGTGGCGCTTCTGCTCACGTCGTTGAAGCGGTTCCCGACCACCAACGAGTTGCGTGGCGGCTACTCGGCGCTGGACATGTCGAGCGTCGGTCAGGGCCGTTCCGGGGGCCAGTCGGTGTCGATGTACTACGACAAGGACTGCCCGGCCGGCTTCGCCTTCGCCATCACCACCAGCCGCTTCCAGTGGTACCGGATGAGCGACTGGGAGTTCATGGAGGAAGACGGCGCCGTGCTCGCCCGCATCGTGGGCGCCTCGGGCCAGGACGCCTACGAGGGAACGCTGTTCATCTACGCCGAGTTGGCGACCGATGGCCGCAACGCCCACGGCGTGCTGACGGGGCTCACCTACACCTGATGGCGGTCATCCTCGGACCGCGCGAGGAAACACCGGCAGGCGGCCTGCTCCACCCGGAGTGGGTCGCCGGTCGGCGTTTGTGGATGGACGGCGCCATGTCGGGCCTCATCCACAAGCTGCATCACGGCGACCCGGTGCGCGGCTGGGAAGGCGACCCTCGCCTCGCCGTGTACTGGTCGCCGCCGTGCTGGGAGTTGTGGCGCCTGGAGCACGACGGCGAGTACCGCATCGTGTGGCGGGGCAAGCCGGGCACCCCGTTCGATGAGCGGCTGATCGACATGTTGTGTGCGTGGGATCGGCGCCGGCGCACGGTGTCGGTGCACGACGAGGTCACCGCGGCCAACGAGAAGCGCGACGCGGCGGTGAAAGCCGAACGCGACGACTACCTCGCCGGCGAGGTCGCGCCCCGGATCAAGTGGGCGTTTCACAAGGACGGGATCACATGAGCACCACGTGGCCGCCCAACCTGCCGCCTGACACGCGGGGCAACGCCACCCGCATGTGGGACCACCATCCCACCGACCACAACGCCATTGTCGACGCGCTCGCCGCCATCGTGGCGAAGGTCAACACCGTGGCGGCGTCGGGCGGGCCGCCCGGACCGACAGGCCCGCCTGGCGCGCAGGGGCCCGCCGGTCCCACCGGTCCCACCGGTCCGGCTGGCACCAATGGCACCAACGGGGTCGGCGTGCCGACGGGTGGCGCCAACGGCCAGCACCTCCAGAAGACGTCGGCCACCGACTACGCCACGGCGTGGGGCGGCTCGCCGGTCGTCGCCAAGCAGACGACACCGGTGGCGGCTGACTTCGGGCTCACCACCATCCCCACCGGTGCCATCTGGGTGCAGTCGCCGTGAGCACCTACGGCGGTCCCAACCCGGCCGGCGGGTCCGTCGCCCCGCCCGGCCCGTCGTCGCTCATCGCCCTGCGCCGCGCCGTGCGGCTGCGCCTCGGCGTCCCGGTCACCGATGACTTCTTCACCGACGACATTCTCAACGACGTCATCAACCTCGCCATCAACCAGATCGAGGAACAGCAGATGTGGCCGTGGACGGAGGCCATCGACTACCCGTCCACCGATCCCTCCCTGCCCGGCGTCCTGATCGTGCCGACCGACTGGCGCGCCACCCGCGGCCTGACCGTCGCCGACCCGTGGAACTACGAGGTCGACGCCGTGTCACCCGCCGACCTGGCGCGGTTCCCGACCACCTACACCGGCCCGCCGTCGGTGTTCGCCGAGATTGGCGCCGGCATCCAATATCGGCCCAACCCCGACCAGGCGTACGGGCTGATCCACCACTACTACCGCCAGACCCCGACCCTCGTCTTCGACGCCGACACGCCCTACCTGCCGGGCCGGTTCGCCGGCGCCGTCGTCGCCACCGCCGCCCTGCTCTTGGCCGAACGGGAAGGCAACCGTCAGAAGGCGCAGCTCTACCAGGCCGACGTCACCAACTGGGTGAACCTCATGCACCGGGCGGTGCGCCGTGTCAGCGGCCCGACCGTGCCGCGGGTGCGGCCCGGCTCCTGGATCGACCGCTGATGGCCGACTTCGCGGTGCGCTTCAACGACTTCTCGGCCGGCCACGCCGGCTCCGTCGACCCCGCGAAGATGCCTCCCCACAGTTACATCGGCTCCGACATCGAGTTCTACGCCAACAACCTCGTCGGCCCCCGCGCCGGTCTAAAGAAGCTCGCCGTCACCGGGCTCCCCAACGCCGTGTCCACTGACGGGCCCGTCGGGCTCGACATGTTCGGCACCAACCTCGCGGTCTGCTCCACCGACACGTACCTCGTCCCGTCGGCGGGCGGGGCGGCGGTGCGGATGGGCGCCTACCCGGCGCCGGCCACGGTGGCGCCCGTCCAATACGCGCAAGGCAACGGCGTCCTCTACTCGCT